CAGCGGCAATATCTGATTTGCCACAACTGCCTGATATTCTGTCCGGGCAACTTGTCCAGCAGTCGGCTCAAGGCCAAGCTGGGTTCGTCCTGCGTTATAAATCTGTCCGCCAAGCGTGTACGTTGCCTTGCCAGCAAGGTCGTCAAGTTTTGCAATAACCGTTTCAAGACCAGGAAGTTTTGCTTTCAGACTTTCATAATTGCCGCCAGCTTCTCCTGACACGCCACCTTCTTTTCCGCCCTTGCTCTTATCGTATGCAAGCCCATAGGGATCATAGTGCCACCCCTCACCAGCGGGTTTTCCGTTAATCATAACTCCGCCGCTTGGAGAAAGCTGGCCCACTGCCCAATTGCCATTTCCATCAGAAAGGGGAATAGGCGTCATTCCAAGATTTGAATTTCCACCGTTTGCATCCGCCTGCTGGAACACGGGGTCGGTCGCCTGGATATAATTATCCACCAGTTCCGGGTACGCCTCAAGCATGGCACGCTGCTTCGGGTCGCTGATGGACTTGAGCCAAGCGTTCTTTTTGTCTCGCTCTTCCTGCCGGCGCTGACGTTCCTGCTTCTTGTATTCGGCGTCCTGCATAAGCTGCTGGGCCATGAACTGCTGGCGGTTCTGCTCCTGTGCGTTCTGCTGGGCGACCAGATAGGAACGGCCAAGCGCCCGCATGGGGTTGCGTTCACCCGATGCAAGCATGCCCATTCCGATATTTCCAATCATCTGCATACCGGCGTTATAGGCGGGGTTTCCGTCTGTAGTCGGATAACCACCGAAACCGAACGGTGCGTTCTGCTGGCCGAGGCCGCTAACTAGATCGTTGAACCAAGCCATGCGTCACCTACCGATTAAAAGAGGCTGCCGAAGCCGCCGAGAAGGCCGCCACCGATTGCGCCAATACCCGTACCCAACGGCCCGAACATGCTTCCGAGAGACGCGCCGCCCATCGCGCCACCAAGAGCGCCGGTGAACGGAGACATGCCATTGGTCGGTGTCTTCGTGACCGAGGTGTTGCCCTGCGCGCCGTTGAGCAGCGCAATGTAGTTGCTCAGATAGTCCCAATCGACGTTCTGGTTATAATTCCACTTGTTGATGTTGGCATTGATGAGGGACTGATTGTATTGGTCGTATCCCTGACCGGCCTGCCCAAGTGCGGCAATGTCAACGTAGTCCTGATTTGCCATCGTCGGCGCGAACATCATGGCCTGCATCTGGCGCTGACGTTCATCGCCATAGTTCTGATAGGCCATCTGCGTAGACACATCGCCAATCTGCTGCGCTAGCGCCTGATTGGCGTCATTGTACGCCTCGCCCTGAAGGCCTGAACCATACCGACCAGCAGCAGAGAAGTTGCTGTCAATTCCCGGCATCACGCTACCTTCAAAGGCATTCGTGATGGGACGAACGGCTGCGTCAATCGCACCGCTAAGGTAAGGATTCTTGTTGATGTAATCGCCGTTAATCGTGCTAGTCAGTTGCTTCTGAGCCGAGCGCGTAACGTCCGAGCCATAGGCCGCCCGCTGTGCCATAGCGTCAAGCGAGTCCTTGGAATAACTCGACATGGGCGCAATCTGCTGCCCCGGATAATACTGCGGAGGCCCCTGATTATAGAGGCTTTGAGCATGACCATATGCGTCGAGAAGGTACGGCTTTACGCCTGACCAAGGTTCGTTGGTCGTGGTCTGCTTCTGACTTCCGCTAGAACCCTGCATTTGCCTACCTCTTCAAAGTTCGCACGTAGACCGGAAGCCCTGTGTCTTCCGCCGTGCCGCATTCAACCATTCCAAACCACCGGAGCCAGCCCTTGCGCCCGCTTCCGTACATATGCGTACAACCAGCCTCCAAGCCCCACGCCTTGATGACGGTCCACAAATCGTCAATCCACTCTCGGAACTTCTCGCCGCCGAGCAAGACCCCCACAAGGAACACCTTGCCGGGGAACTTCTCATGGGCAGTAATCTCGGTAATCACTGCGCCAACGGGCCGGTTCTCGTCAACGTCCCAGGTGAGCCAAAGCTGCATCTGCTTCCGCATCAGCGCCTTTAGAACCATTCCTTCATCAAGCCGGTTCGGCGTATCGGGAAACCTGTCTATGGCCTTTTGAAGCAGGGGCCACGCCTTCTCCCAAACAATGTGCAAGTCAGAAGTCGGAATGCCTGTCGGCACGTAGCGCATTAGACAATCCAGTAATTGTCGCCGTCAGATACGAACGTAAACGTGTCGTACTGCGTCGGCATGGACTTGGTTGCTGCACCGTCGATATTTCCGCCGCCAGTTGCCACAGTCAGGGAGTTAGCGCCTGCCGTGGTTCTCTTGACCACGAATGCGGTATCAGGCGTAACGTCAGCGGCATTCGGAAGGGTAATCGTGACGCTTCCTGCCGTTGTATCCACGAACCAGTATTTCCGCCCCTGCCCGTCCGTGAAGGTGTTTTGGTTGTCATCGCTGTCCGTCTTGAAGATGCCGCCCGTCTTGGCCGGGGCATTGTCCGTCCTGCGGAAAGCGTTGCCGGTATCGTTGTACGCATAGACCCGCGTCATCGAATACCTTCCTTCGTCCACTCGACTTCAGAGCCAATCACGCGCTCGAAACCGCCGCTGACTTCCATCTTGAGCCGGTGATACCGGGCGTTTGACCTGACCGGGCAAGTACCCGTGGCATTGAGTACGCTGGCCGCAGACCACGTAACGCTGTCAATGAGCCGGTCACGGCCACCGACATAAGAGGTAATGCTAGTGGTGCTGTCGCCCTGCACAAGCGGCCTGAGGCTGCGAATGAAAGCCCTGGCATCCGTCACAAGTTCCGCCTCGCCCGTGACGAAGCGTGCCGTCTTGGGGCTTCCGGTGAAGCGGGCAATCCTGTGGCTGGTATCAACGCAGGAGAGCGCCGAAAGGCCGCCCTGCCATGCTGCGCTGTCGAGCGAGAAGGCAAGGCTGTCGAGCGTGCCAAGCGCGTCCAAGTTCTCAAGCGTGTAACCGCCCGTCATGTGGTTGAACAGGACTTCAAGCTGCTGGATGATGAACGTCCAACGCTGGGTAATCCAAGAATAGATGGCAATGCGGTTCGGCGTGCCATCCGTCGAGTCCGATGACGGGTATGCCATCAGGTACAGCTTGTTGACCGGGTCAATGGTTGAAATGACGCGGTGCAGATAGGATGTGTTCAGATCAGCAAGCAGCGTGGCGTCGATCTGGTCATAGCCGATGGGCTGGCACTGGTCGCCGTCAAAGACATACATTCCGGACGGGGCGAGGAAGAACGTCATGTTTTGGAAGCGGGCAGCCGAGCCGGAAGCATAGCAACCGACATTTCGCGCCACTTCGTCAAACCGGAACACCAGCGGAGAGCCTACATAGGTGGCACGCCAAACGCTGGTATTGGTCAGGATGCACGCAAAATCGCCGCCCGTGATGTTCTTGATGATCTGGTCAGTTCCGGGCAAATCCTGGTAATCGGACTGAAACCGCTGAGACGGGGTAAACCGCAGCGGGTTGTTGATGCGGGACCACTGGACACGCGACTTGGCGGTAGGCTGGCACCCGGTAAACAGGAAGTCACGAACCGTTGCAAGATACTGTGCCACCGGAGCGGATGCCGAGGCAGACATGTCCTTGAACTGCGACGAGGTGCCAAGGGTATAGACCTGAATGGGGTCAATGCCGTTGGTCGCAAGCAGCGTGTTCCCGAACGTCTCGAAGTCCCATGCCGGAATGTCGGTGCCGGTCGTATAGGTGGCAGTGCGCGACACGTTGTTGAGAACCGTGGCGCTTTCCTTGTACATCTGCGTTTCGGTAGCAACGAAGGTGTACACGTTACCTGACAGGTCTTTGGTCGAGTATGCGCCGCGCACCGTTGCAGGAGCCGAAGCGGAATAGGCTACAGGGTCAGGGAACGGCCCATAGCTCTGCGTATAGGGAACGCAGTTTTCCGCCGTCTCAAGGTCTCCGTTGAGAAGGTCGGGCTGGTCAGATTGTAGCCTTCCGAAGACAACGCGCATTCTGCGTTATCGCATCGTCTTGCGCCACTGAGCGCCGGTTCCGATGGGGGGCGGAACAAGGAAGGCCGGGTCTTTGAACAGGTCCGGCTTCGGGTCCGGTTTCGGATCGGGCTTAGGGTCGGGCTTGTTGCCGTTCCCGTTCCCGTTGCCATTACCGTTGCCACCGCCATTGCCATAGCTGCTGAGATTGCCGCCGAGCAGCGCAGCCAACGGGTTTACGTTGAAGCCACCACCATAGCCGCCGCCTGCATTCTGGCCGCCGCGCGAGAAGTACGGCAGGCCCATGCCAGCCATCATGCCGCCCATGCCGTTACCGGCACCGCCGCGTTTTCCGCCCTGCATGCCGAACGTAATCATCTGCAAGAGGTTCTGAAGGCCAGCGTCATCCCAGTTCCCAAAGTAGGGGAGCGCGGGAAGTGCGGGCTTGTTGGGCTGCGGAGCCGGGTTCTGCGGGTTGGCATTGTTCGCGCTGTTAAAGAACGCGCCGCCGAGGCCGAAAGGCATGTTGTTCATTGTCTCTCTCCTTACCAGCCGCCGCCGCCAGCAGGCGCACCGCTATTGGGACCAGGAGGACGCCCGCCGCCCATCGGGTCATACTGAGGTCCATTGCCATAATCGTTGTAATTATTGGGCTTGTTGAAG